CGCATCCCATTTTTCCATCGGCATCCATCGTACTGACTGCTTAACCCACTGATTGAGTCTCAGCTGTCTGAACGAGTTCTCCTCTCCGGGGTTCTGTCTTGCAGAATCGCAAGCAGCTTGCACTTTATCAATTCCGACTGTAATACCAAGTGAGGGATTCGCTTTCTGCCAGACTCTAGGGTCAGTCCAATCTTCCGATTCATCAGCACCATAAATTACAGAATAAAAGGTTGGATCAATCTTTCTTCCTGCCTCGATATCCAATGCCTTCTGATGGATTTCATAACAGATGGAGTTGGTGTCATTTCCGGCTGTGGTAATTAGAAAATACAGCGGCTGCATTCTGGCATCACCAGAACCTTGCGTCATTACATCGTAGAGTTTTCGATTTGGCTGAGTATGCAGCTCATCGAAGATAACTCCGTGTGTATTAAAACCATGCTTATTGGCCACATCGGCAGATAGCACTTGATAGGAACTGTTGGTCGGTTTGAAAATAATCTTCTTTTGTGATTCAAGGATTTTAACTCTCTTCATCAGTGCCGGAGAAAACTTCACCATATCCACAGCCACATCAAATACGATTTTAGCTTGGTTTCTATCTGCCGCACATCCGTAGACCTCTGCACGTTCCTCTCCGTCACCACAAAGAAGTAAGAGTGCTACGGCAGCTGCAAGTTCTGATTTCCCTTGTTTCTTAGGAATCTCAATATATGCCGTATTAAACTGACGATACCCATTCGGTTTCAAAACACCAAACAAATCTCTTATGATCTGCTCCTGCCAGTCAATCAGTTCAAACTTCTTTCCCACCCATGTTCCTTTGGTATGACACAGTTCCTCAATAAAGCTGACTGCGAAATCCGCCATGTCTTTGCTGTAATGAGAAGTCTTCGCCATAAATTTTGTTGGCTTGTAATTTTTCAGCTTTCGCAATCCGCATCACCTCCGTAAATAAAAACAGCCACCATCATTGGTGACATCAATAAAGTTTATATATACGAGATACAGAAGCCTCTCAGTTTCCGTTCCCGATCCCGTTTTAGGATTCTGTTTAGTTATGTTCGTTTAGGAGAATGCAAAGCGCCATTTCCGCTTCCATGCAGGTCGGCTTTATGTCCCATCCTCTGTCGTAGTTAGCGATCCATTCACCGTCCATCTTAAGGCTGAGTTTGGAAATTCTGCCGCCGTTAATGCCGTAATCTTCGCTGGGCTCATCAAAGTGCTTGACCCAGTATTTGACCTTCTTGTATTCTCCGTCCTTTGTTGGTATTCCGATGATTCCTTCTTTCCACATGTCTGTGTACCTCCTTGTTTTCTTTTCCTTTCGGTACACTATATATCACTCTAAAAGCACATATTATCAAGTTAATTACGGGCATATATGTGACAATTATAATGAAGAAATACTGTGTACTTTACAGCATGAAGGAGGAGCATCTCTGCCCCTCCAAGCGGTTATTTTACAATCATCCTGATTGCCGGAATCTTGGCATGTTCTCCTGTCTTCCAATCTGTGTATCTGGCATTGACCGTTGTAAGTCCGTTCATGCTGATGCCATACTTTTCAAATTCTGCAAGTGTTTCAATCAAGCTTGAAAATGTGGAGCTGATGGTAAATTCGGTAATGCCTTCTGCTCTCAAGGTTTCTGCAATCTCCTTGATGTCGTAATCCCAAATGACCTCGTTGAAATCAATAAGGTCATTGCCTGACTCCTCTTTGGAAGTTCTGTATGCCCAGAAAAGTGTCTGGTTGATTCCTGCTTCCTTAAGGTTTCTTACCTTGTTTTCTATTGCCGCTTCAAATGTTCTGATTTCCTTCATTTTGATGTCCTCCTAAGTGTTTTCTTTTCCCTTTCGGTACACTATATATCACTCTGAAAGCACATATTATCAAGTTAATTACGGGCATAAATGTAACAATTATCACGGCAGAAAACTGTGTGTTTTATGACTGTCTGCTCCTATGAATCGTGGCCAGAATTTCTTCTTGTTCCTTCTCATCCACACCCATTGTGGCGAGAGCCTCTCTCGTCCCACAGTCCGGGCAGATAAGGGTTTGATTGTCCGCTCTTGAAATAGCAGGTGACTCGTGGTATCTGCTCCCACACTTGGGGCATATCCTAAAACCAAGTGAAATGATATTTGTGTCTTTCATGTCCCGCTTCCTCCTCTGCTTTAATTTGTGCCTCTGCAAGGTAATGTTCATCGAACCCAAAGCTGATGTATCCTTCTAAGCAAGTACTCACATAGGCCAGGCTTGGCACTCCGATTTTTCTGTCCTCGTGCATGATATAAACAAAGCACTTTCTTTTTCGCACCTTGCCTGATTTGATGCCCTTAATCGGCAGTGTCAGTTCCTTCTTGTAGTAGAAGGCAGGAAATCCCTCATAGCGATCAAGTGCTGCCTCGTCAGCCTCTGTGACCGACCACACAGCAACCGGAACCTTACTGCCTTCCTTTTCTTCAATGGTAAGGTACGCTCCGGTCTGACTGCCTTTGAAAAGCAGTTCATAATCTTCAATCTCTGAAGTTCCCATGATTCTTGCCCCTGGGCATCGCATCCTCATCTGTCTGATGTTTAGGTTGCTCCCATAAGCAATGTAGTATCGTTTTTCCATAATGGTGTCCATCCTTTCCGAAGGGGATACCCTTCTACCACCTAAAGACCGCCGGAGCGGTCGGAGGTTAGGCTAGGTGGCAGGAGGCTGTCTCCTGCGGTTCCTTCAAGCAGCTCTTCCGTTTCGGAATGCTGTGTCTCCTGCAAGTCTCTTGGTGAGAGTTTCTCTTGCTGTTGCAAATTCCTCACCAATGAATCCGAGGCGAAGGAGCCAAGTTCTCATTGCGTATTTTGGATTTTCATTCTGCTGTGGCTTTGGACTCGCTGTTCTGACTTCCTTCGCCATCTGGCTGAGTGTAAGGCAAAGCTGAATGTAGCTTTTAAGCTGTCCTGCGTGAAGTCCGTTCAGCTTTCCATTTGCAGGTGCATCAAATTGGAAAAGTCTGAACTCGACTGTTCCTTTTGTGAAGGTTGCATGGTAGTTAAGCATGTGGTATCGGCTGTCGTTGTAGTGCTGACTTCTGCCGTAATTTGCTCCGTGGCTTGTGTACCAAATGTCCGCAAGGGCTGCCATCGTCTTTGGCTTTCTCTTGTTGACCTCTTCAAGGAATCTAGGGTCAACTGTTCTGCAGTACCTTCTCATTCGGTTTCTGTCGAGGCTTAAGGCATCTGCAAGAAGGCTTTCGTGGCTTGCCATAATGTTTGCAAGGTTTCTTAAGGTCTGTGGTGTATGCCCCTTCGCTCCGATGTGAATGTGAACTCCGCATCCTCTTGTTGCATCGCTCTTTGCTCCGGCGTGTCTAAGCTGTCTGATGAGTTCCTGCAAAATCGGAATGTCATCGTAGGTAAGAATCGGTGTTACCAATTCGCATTTCTCACTGTCGCATCCGGCAATGCTGACATCCTTCTGGAATTTCCATTCTCTGCCCTGCTCATCCCAAGCAGACCAGGTTTCGTATCCGTTTCTGCTTGCTGTATATTCGTATCTGCCTGTTCCAAAGTAGGCGGCTGCAGTCTTTGCAGCCTTTTCTCTTTTGATGCTGTTCATCTCAACCTCTACCCCAATGGTCTGCTTTTTCATTTCTGCAATCTGTCTTGCTATTTTTTCATTCATGGCTGTGCCCTCCGTGTGTTTGTTTTCCCTTTCGGTAGTCTATATATCACTCTAAAGCACACATATAGCAAGTTAATTACGGGCATAAATGTAACAAATATACGCTGCAAAAACTGTATAGTTTACAGCTTATTCTTCATCGGAAACTGCATCCATTCCCATCGATAATTCAGTGTAAATCTTGCTGTATCTCTGGTGTTCGCTTCCTTCTGAACCTGCCATGCATCTAAGGTAAAACTCCATCGCATCCTTTCGGCTGTCCCAAGTTTCGGTTGTGCCGTAACAGGTAACTTTTACGGAATCCAGTTTTCTGCAGCTGTCTTCTCCGTAAACCACATTGAGTCCGCTGCCATTATCCCATGCCACCATAATAGATGCAGTATCATCAACTCCTTTGACGGTACCCTTGGTTCCAATCGGCGGTGCCTGCATATCATCCATGTGGGTAAGCTCTACTCTGCATCCGGCAGGGTACGCAAGCAGTACCCTTGCCACAATTTCTTTACTCGGAAATCTCATTGCCTTCAGCCTCCTTCTTTGCTCCAGTCTTAAATGCAGATGAACCACTCAGGTTCTTCAGCAAAATTTTTCTGTCTGCTTTATACTCTGCTCCGATAAATCCAAGTCTTAGAAGGAAGCATCTGAATGCGTATTTCTCATTGGTTACTTCCTTATCTGTAGAATTGATGCGTTTCTGTTCTCTGCTCATTTTGCAAAGGGCAGCAATGAAATTCTGATAGGCTTTGCAGGCATC